TGAACTAGTTGTTTGGCGTACTGCTCATTAGACAGTCCCAAACGTTTGGCAAGCCGTACTTGTGTTTGCGTCAATTTGACCTTTTTAGGGGCCGTGCTCCGCGTAGCGGGGGCAACCACATTAGCTCGTTTCTTTTTCGGTGCATCCTCGAAATTATCGGGGAAGAGTTGTCTTACGCGAGAATCAATTTTCTCGTAATAGTCATCGCTCGTTGGGTCTACACCATCATCCACAAGTTTCTGGTGCAGTCCGTACGCAAGTTGAGTCATTTCGTGGTCTTTACCAAACCACTCGTTGCGCGAAGCCCAGTCTTGAGCTTTCGTATCAACTTGTTGTGACGAGCTGTTGTCAGGTATTGTTACACTATCACTGACCCCTTGTAAAGGCTCGTGTTTAAAATCTTTTATCTTTTCGGCTTTTATCCGAGCAGTTGTAAGATTTTCTTGTGCTTCCATAACCTTTTCGGCATCACCCGACTCATAAGCATCTTTGTACTTTTTCTTGGCGGTTAATACCTCAATAGCAGAGTTGCGTTTCGCCTGCTCTAATAAAGCCTCACGATTCTTGTTGACGTCGCTCTTTAATGCTTTGTTTTCTTCGGCTACTTTTTGTGCAAACGCAATAGCTTCTTGGCGCTCACGTTCCGCCGATTCCTTAGCTCGACGCTCGTCGTGGTAGCCTTTCTGTATCTTGTTTATACGCTTCTTGACCTTAGAAGAGTAACCTTCAAGTTCTTGCTCAGTTACATCTTCAGGTGGTTCCGAGGCTTCGCGGCCTTGATCTTCTTCAGGTGTATCGTCAACAACCTCAATGTCTAGGTCATCTTCCGACTCTTCTTCAGGCTCGACTACTTGGTCGTTCTTATAGTCGTCCTCGGTTTTCTTGCCGCTAAGGTCGATCTCTACCGCATCGGTTTCTTCTACCTCAACTTCTTTACTATCCTCAGCTTCGTGAGGAAACTCAAACTTCACTTCTTCAAATGGCATGATTTTCTCCTACGCGTGCGTGATGCCACGAGGGTCGTCAATAACGGCCTCGATAGAATCATCGTTCATTAAGCGGTACTCTTTACCAGATACGGTAAATCGTGTTCCGGTGTTCATACGAAACATCACATAGTCACCGACTTTACACCACGGCTCACCACTAAATCGGTCTTTATCAGAATAGGCTTGGTCACCCATGTCTAATACAACACCCATAATCGACATTATGTATTCACGTTTTACTACAGACTCGGTTTTAATGAGTCCACCTTCATACTCTGCTTCTACTTCAGGTAGGGCTACTAACACACGATAGCCCACAGGTTTTGGTAATTGCGCCTCGAAAGTAGCTTCTTCTTGCTCTTTTCGTATGTGCGGGGGCACGGCGAGGATTGAATCAGTCATCGTCATCTTCCAAATAGTTTTTAGCGAGGTCTTCGATATGGTTTAGACAGGCATCGTATCCTCGGATTTTACCTGTTAATTCCCGATATTCGGCGTAGCTATTAGCCCCACCACCAGCGAGAAATTCTTGCGCAGAGGTCTTATCCTCTGAAATCTTGTCGCGCAGTACGTCAAATACTGTTTTAGCCATTACTTGTCACCCTTGGGTTTGTTGTTGGCGTTTCTCATGTTTAATAAGTCCATATCTAGCTTAGTAGTGTCCCGACGGCGGTCTGCGGCCTGTTTTGCCCCAGATTTACGCTCCTCTAACTCTAACTCAGCTTGTTCTATCTCTAGCTTTTTCTGCGCTAATTGCGCTTCTAGCTGCATCTTCTGCTGCGATAGCTGTGCGTCAGTTTGATCTTTCATAGCCTTACGCTGCGCTTCAGCTTGTTTAGCTTGGGCGTCAGCCTGATCTTTCTGAGCCTTACGTTGAACTTCTTGGACTTTAGCCTGTACTTCTTGCTGCTGTAGCTTGAATACTGGGTCTTCAGCCTGTTTCTGTGCTTGCTGCTGTGCTGCGTTCTGTTTATGTTGTGCGTTAAGCTGCTTGCCACCTTCCGCTGCCATACGAGCTAGGTTGACCTCTAGGTCTTCTGTAAGCTCTGCGTTTGGTATAGGTAGTGGTACACCGATTCGCTCTTCCATCTGCTGTCTATATAAGAAGGCTGTATGCTCGGCGATGTGTGCCTGTACCGCCGCCATGATCTTCTTAGCCTCTGGATTCTGACCAATCATAGCTGCAATCATGGGGTCTTCGATAAACGCCTTGTGACAGTCAATATGTGCTTGGTGATCCTGATAGATAAACGCCTTAGTCGGGTTACCGTTTAAGAAGCCCATGTTTTCACTGATTGGGTCTGTAGGTTTAATATCATCATCCGTAGGTACAAGTTTCTCGGCGTTCTTTACACCTAAAACGTCAATCATCTGACGGTGTAGTAATGGTAAGTCATATATCTGTGGGGCTTGCGCCGCCATCTGTAGAACAGTCTGATACTGCACGACACGTTGTGCCATGGTTGTGTTGTTCGGGTCACTTACAGGAATAACCTCTACTAAAGAGTAATCTTCCTGTTTAGCAGACATCTCCCCACGGTGTGGTTGGTATACGTACTCTGCGGGGGCATACTCAGCCATCAACGATTTAAGTAGTTTGAACTCCTGCTTCATTGAGTAGTGAACACGCGCTTGTACTGCGGCCATTGGCTTCAGTGTGCGTTCAAGGATAGCAAGAGTTGTGCCAACTGGCGCGTTAGACGACATGTCCGAGATGTCCATGTCACTAATAGCACCTAGGCGTCGGCCTTCAGTCGTGATCTGATTAAGTAGCGCAAGCAGTGTTTGGCTTGGCTCTTTATAGGGTAGCGGCATGATGTTGTCGCGGATCGCACCTGATGGTACATCGACATCTTTCCACTCACCCGGCTCAATCGGCTCATCATCACCTTTGATGCGTAGACCACGTGCCTTTAGACCGCCCGGCAAGTTAGATAGCGTACCAGCATCAACCAACTGACGAATAAGTGACGTACCTGCGCGTGCGTAACCACCAATAATGTGGATTAGACCTAAACCGTAGAACCCAAAACCCGGTACATAGTTATAGTGTACGAAGTGTTGACGCTTCATTGTGAGGTCGTCATCTTCGTCCCAATTGCGTCGAATGGCTAAAATTTGACCTGTCCCACGCTCGATTGTGATGACATATGGCTTGGCAATCTCGTCAGAATCGTCATCTAGCTCTTCTATAAACATGTCAGCGTGTACTTCATAGAGTGTGTAGCGGTCATCGTCGCTTATTGAATAACCACCCTCTTCTGCTTTACGCTCTTCTATATCTGTGTGGAACGCTTGAGGCTCACCTAGCTCAGTGTCTAAGTAGAACCCCATAGCTTGTAGCTTTCTTAGCTCGTTCTTAGTCTTACGCATCACGTGCGTAACACGCTCGGCAGTCTCGATAGTAGACGCACCGTAAGGCACGATTACTTCTTCGGCTGGTATATAAGTAGCGCATACTCGATCCATATTCGGCTCGTAGTAAACCTTCTTAAAAGCAGACCCTGATAGACCTAAAGAGTATAAGAGGCGCTCGTGCTCTGGACGATACTCGACCATGTTCTCAGTAAGCTCATAGTTCATGTCGGCGCGTACGCGTTCTGCGGCTTCCATAGTATCTTCATCTTCCTCGCCAATGACCTTAGTCTTGACAGGGCCAGCGGCAGGAAACGTCTCTGCCATAGCTTCAGCTTGGAACCGTATAGCAGCTTCGGCTAGTACTGTAGAGTACACACCACATGCGCCTTCCCACGGTTGCGTGCGCTCTTCGTGCTTAAAGCCCAATACATCAAGCCCTTCAACGTAAGTATCCGCCCACTCCTTTCGGCTTTGTACGTCTGCGTCAACAGACTCCATAAGCTCATCAGCTATCTTACCAAGCTCTTCTTCGTCAAGTTTCTCCGCTAGGTTGTCTTCAAACTTAGACTCAATATCGTCCTCGTCGTCTGGCATGAGTGATATTTCTACACTGCCATCACTTAACGTAACTTCTTTAGGATCGACGATCTCGATCTCTAATGCTTCTTCCGGCCCCTCATTTATGCCTAACGGTGCCTGATATAAACCTTTTTCAATTGCCATTGTATTTACCCTTAGTAGTATCCGCCCCTACGCGAAGATTTAAATTGTTTTATTTCGTCTTGCTCATCTGTGGGTAGTCGTATAAACCCACCTTGCCTAAATCGCATTAGCGCCATCACCATGGAGTCAACTAAGTCATCGTTACTAGCGAACGGGAAACCCGCTACTTCATCTACAAGTTCTTCAGCCCAGCGTGTAGCTGGAACCCAGCACAGCCCTGATGCCACAATATCTGTTACAGAATTCAAACGCGCTAGCTTATCACCTGAACCCCTGTGTGGAGTAAACTCCGATACGGGCAGCCCCATACGGCGCATCTCTTGGTATATAGCTACACCAGAACTCTTCTTCTCCACGATAAACGCGTCAGGTTCCCAAGAATCATACTCTTCCATACACAGGTCTTTAAGTTCTGGAAACTCTAGCCTTCTCTTTATACTATTTAACAGCATAAGGTTGTACGCGTCAGTCTCTTCATTCATAAAGACACCCCACGTAGTCAGTGCCGTGTAATCCGCACGGTTGTGCTTTTCTGCTGCCGAATCCAACGACATGATTATAAACTCACACGCAGGTGGGCGTTCTTCACCCCACATCTGCCACCACTCACGTTTTACTAGTGCCGCTTCTTGTGATGTGGGTTGCTGCTGGTACTGCGCGTTCCACTGGAAGTTCGGCATCGACGCTTTGGTACGTAGTAATGCTTCTAAGTCAAAAAACTCTGGCCATAGCGGTTTTTCGACTACTTTGTTCTCTTTTTCGTCAACAATTTCCAAGATAGCGGGGAACTCTATCACTTCAAACTGGTCAGAACGGTCGTTTTGCGTCATATCCTTGATTACACGCCCCGTTAGGTCATCCATGTGCCATCTTGTCTGAATAATAGCCACTCGACCCCCCGGCATTAGACGGGTTCGGGCACCAAACGTGTACCATTCGTACGCTTTCTCAAAAACAGAGAAGTTTCCGTTGATAACGTCCTGCTCCGAGTGCGGATCATCAATTAATAGTAAGTCAGCACCACGTCCCGCTAGCGCTGATCCCACACCACAGGCGTAATACTCACCCCCGACGCTTGTGTTCCATCGTCCGGCTGATTTAGAGTCCGATGCTAGGCTAACTGTAGGGAATATAGCCTTAAATGTGTCGTCGGAGATAAGATTTCGCACTTTACGGCCAAAATCCACAGCTAAATCGGTGGTGTGGGATACCATCATTACCTTTTTGTCTGGATTCCGCCCCAAAAACCACGCTGGGTAGAAAATAGACACTAACTGAGACTTACCATGACGTGGTGGTATGTTTACACACACCCTATCACGTGTCCCGGCCTCGATAGCCATAAGCTCATCGGCCAAAATCCGGTGGTGTTTGCCTACTAAGAAGTCAGGCATCATTAATTTAGCAAATTCTATAAGGTCGTCGTACGCAGCTTGATTAACCTTGCGGCTACCCAGCTCATCGACTATCCGATTTATCTCCGCTACCTCATCATCCGAGTAGCTATCGAGATTGTCCAACATGACTTGGACTTCTGCTTCAGTAAAGTCAGTCGTCGTCGTATTTAGTTGGGTCATCTGCACCAAACTCCGAAGTAATATCTAAGGATGTAGCTTCTATTACTACCGCGTCTTCTACTTCTTCTGGATTTACGAGTTTTTCTAGCTTGCCGCGCAGTCTTTGGCGCAAATCGTCGCTTGATTGGTGTGTTATGGTCACTTCAGACTTCTCTGCGAACAGTCCTACGTCCGAAACCTTACCTAGCAGCTCTAAAGCACGCAGTCGTATCTTGGCATCGGGGTTTTCTGTCTCTAGGACTAGCTTATTAGTGACTAAGTGGCGTATATGCACTGCATTAGTGACTACGGACTGGCCGAATTCAGTGAGTATGTTGTCTGTTAGTATGAGGGAAGCAGGTCTTATCTTCGAGATACGTTTCGCGCTGGCTTTTTTGGAGGTGGTTTCTGGACTGTCTGCGTATGCAGTAGCCAAAGCCGCCGCTGTGTCCTTATCCTCTTTAGTTGGTTCAATGTCTAACCCGTGTTCTGCTAAAAACAGCGCAGTATTAGCCGCCGCACCTGCCGAAACCGTCAGGTCAGTAAAAGGATTGTCATCCGAAACAGGCACGCTGAGTTCGGGTTCAACTATTAAAGTCATAATGTATCGCAGGTGTTAACCAGTTGGGACAAATATACTACAAAAAATTTTTTTGTCTAGCGAATTAAGTACATAGGGGGGTGTTTGCGTGTGACGCAAATATTATTTGAGTCTTACAGAATTCAAACAAGCACGTTACTCGGGTAAAAAGGGGTACTTACGTGCTTATGAGACGCAAATATTATTTGAGTCTTACAGAATTCAAAAAAGTAGTACCCCAAATAAGGTATTTAAAGGACTTGATTTTAAAAAATTACAAATTATTCGTGGAAATTAGTACTACATACGCACATCGCCGAAACTGCACAATACGGGGCATGGGGGGCGGGTACCCTTGCCATACCTCAGTTTTAGCATACATGTATGCTAGTTT